AACCTTTATTGGTATTACAAAGCCACTCCGGTGCGGGTTTACGTCACTATCAAGGAAGTCGGTGAACCATGACCAAGCATTTTATTGAACACGCTTCAGCCGCCGATGTTTGGCTTTTTGTGGTGTCTATGGTGTTTCTAATTGGCTGCTACTGCTGGGTAGCCGCTAAGTCCGAAAAAAACCCCCCAGCTTTACGCCAGGGGGCCAAGCAAGCCCACGGAGAGAAGGGCAGCAAAGAAGAAGTTTTACTCTAGCCACCAGCCGCCGTTTGGTCAATACGACCAGACGGTGGGCCTGGGCAATGACCCTTCCACAACATCCACATGGATAAATCGTCCAGATCCTTTTTGCTGGACGCCAATCCCAGTAAACCCAGCCGCCAAAGCCAGTTTTAAGACCTCGTGCGCCTCTGCGCCCTGTACCCCTATATCAGCGGCAACGATACCCGCTGGTAATCCGCATGGGTTTGCCATAGGCCGTGCGTAATTCTTGCAGCTTGTCCATTAAAGCAGGCTGGATACCTTCTGCCCCGCAATGCTGGCAGGCCATTTCTGCCCTGGTGAAATTAGGATAGTTCCAGTCCATGAGCCACCCCATGTATAGGTTTTGGTCTTGCAGCACGGTTCATTTCTTGAGCAATTCTGTTTTCTGGGCGCTGCCGGACGATGATCCAAGCCAATAGGCATAGACACCAGCCGTTTCCCTGGCCAAGACGCCCAATAGCAACATCATGATGTCCGAGCCTTCCAGCTTAAACGCGCCGGTAGCGGCCCCGTAAAGCAGGTAAAAGAACCCGCCAACGGTCAGCACAGATAAGACCGCTGGAATCCATGATCGGTTCTGTATCTGCATCCGTCTTGCGGAATCACGGTCAGCCGCATGGATTTCTTCCAAGCGAATGTCTAACTCTTTCAGCTTGATTTTTAGGTTGTGTTCCGCAGTCTTGACCGCCGCAATTTGCTCTGGAGTCATGGTGCCGGATTGCACAACGTCCATGATGGTTTCTTTGGTGGCTTCTTTGAGCCCCAGGGCATCACCAATCATATTGACGGCCAAACCTGCCAGCGGCCCGCCAAGTAAGGTTGCAGCAGTCGGAGCAAGTTTAGCGAGCCATTCCATTATCGGTCTGCCTTATCGTTGAGCCGGTCATGTAGCTGGCCAATCATGTTTTCCAGCTTATCAAACCGGCCATTCATTTCGCTTTTGACATCCCTAATGCTTTCCCGAAATTCATCTTTACGAGTGTAAATTTCAGGAAGGTCGCGCTCAATCTTATGAATGTCGCGCCGCAATTCTTTGAGTGCATCCCACAATTCTCTGGCAAACCATCCGCCAGTTGCTACAACTACACCACCAATCAGGTTTATGACCGTTTGCCAATCCATGTGCATAGGTTCCTCTCAAAGTGTGCCGCATTAAGTTTTCATGATGTAGCAAAGTGCGTAATACGGGGGCAGATTTGCATTAGTTCCTGATGTTCCGGCTGTGCTGTTTGATACTGAAATGCCTGTTGTGTTTGAACCAGATGTTCCTGTATATGAAACACAACCGTTTGTTCCAATACTTGCTGCAGACGGGCCTGGAGAATAAAAACCAGATGCCGTTACTCCGGTAGAATGAGTGTGACCTGGGTCTGTTACAGTTGTTGTATGCGTGTGAGATACAACTATTGCATCAGCAGATCCGCCTGTTGCATCAACTGCATACGTTGATCCAGCGCCAACCACAAATCGGTCACGAAGGTCTGGGGTTCCGTTTGACCCGTTACACAAAACCCAACCAGCCGGAATTGACCCAATAGAACCCGACCATATAAGTATGCAACCGGTTGGAATTGGTGTTGCAGCGGCTGGTGCAGTTCCAATAATTCCATAAAGATTGTCATACGTTTGAATTGTTACGTCGCTGGAATCTTTCAAAATAAATTTATAAAAGAAACCATCAGATAGCCAAATTTCATTTGGTGGTCGACCGTCCGTTCCTAAGACGATTGGATTTGCATTGGCGACCAGTCCGGCGTTATCAGAATAGGTGGCCAGCGGAGTGCTAGAACCGGCTTGGTATGTGTAGATTTTGCCCGCGTTTAACGGCAAGCCGTTGCTATCAAAGAACTGAAAGCCGTTACCAATTGGGGAGAGATTGACTGCCATGATTATTGTCCTTTTCCAACGTCACCTAACGGAATCATTTTCTTTTGACCGCGCTTTAATGCTGATTTTTCGGCCATTTTTGCACCGCGTTTTGCTCCCATTGCGCCGCCAATCGTGCCACCCAAAGCCGCACCGCCAACCCCAAAAGTTGATCCAATTGCAGTTCCAGCAGTTGTGCCTAAAGTGCCCATCAACGGCACTCCAAGTTTTGTCAGATTATGGGCCTGAATAGCTGCACCTGGGTATGACGCATCATATTTGAGAATATGGCCAGCAGCATTAAGGTCGCGCACCATCTGAGCAATTTCTGGATCTTCCATCAAGACCGCAAGTTTCTTGTTGTTATCTTTAAGATACTTGCTGACGTTTGATGCGTTCCATTGGCCTTTATTTTTAGAACCTTCTTGCAAAATGCGATTGGCCAGATGAGCCTTGATTTCTGCAATTGCCGCATCTGCCTGGGGCCGCAAGTTTTCTGGCATTTGTTTGAGCAGCCTTACCAGGTGCATTTGCTGGTCAACATCCATGCGCTCAATGGTGGTGGCAATTTTCTCAAACGGAACGGCACGATTCATAGGTGACTGCGGGTCATAGTCCATGATTTTTGCAACACCTTTTGGATCATCAAGCAGGCGGGCAATTTGCGTTCTAATGTCGCGGGCCTTCTTATAAACATCCTCGCCAGCAACCTTGGTAACGTCGTTGTCAATCTTGTCCTTCATGCGGCCAATGATTCCAGACCGTTCGTTGTTCCAGTTGGAATTGACATACTTGCGAAGGTTTTCCGCTTGCTCCACGGTCATTGGCATGACGCGGCCATCTTTGTCCAACAAACCGTTTTCTTTTAAGTGCGACTGGATACCGCGACGCAAAGCCATAAAACTGTCGTTGACCGTAAAGTTTGAGTCGGTGTCCAAAAACCGCTGAAGGTTTGTTGGAATCACCGATGGACGGCCAGCGGCCACCTCAGTTGCCTTTTTGTAGGCATCGCTCATTTCAGCTTGCAGAGCCGTCTTAAAGTCATCAAACGGTTTGGCAATACGGGTGCCACGGTCATATAACGCCGTTTCATCCAGGCCAAATGATCCGCCGGTGCGTTCCACAATTTTTTGACCAAAAGTTTCCAAGGCATTACGTTCTTTTGCCAGGGTGTCGCGGAACAACTGGCCAACCGCCGTATCGGTTTTGCTGGTCTGATACTCATTGGCCGCACCAAATCCATCGCCTTTAATTGACGATTCTCGGGCAGAGTCCAATCCAATTCGACTCAATACGCCTTTGCGGGCTTCCTGTTCTGGTAGCGGAACTGCGCCCTTTGGCGCATAACGAACCTCTGGGAACGGGTCTATCGTCGTTGGACGCGGCATCGTCGGGGATGGCTGCGGAACCAACGGTGGCGGGACAATACCGCCCTGTTTTCTGGCTTGTAAAGCCTGCTGAAATTCTGCATAGCTAACCCTTGGTTTGCCCATTGTGGGCTCAACACGGCCTTCCGCACGGGTAATTAGTGTTTCACCAGGTGTTGGAACTTCTGCTGCGCTTGGCGTAACCGTTCCAGCCTTTCCGCGTGTAGCTACTTGGGTGCCAACTCCGCGCATGGCCGGTGCCAAAGCAGCAATTTCTGGCGTCACCGCTGGCGGAACCTTGGCCACCTCTGCTGCTTTTGCTAATCCTTGGCCAATTGCCTGACCTTCCGGTGTAGTTGGCTCGTATCCATATTTTTTGATGAACTCGGTAGCGGATTGCTCTGCTACTTTTGGAGCCTGGCCGGACGCATAAACGCCTGGTGTTGCAACGCTTTCAATTAAACCTTTAACCCGACCGGCAACTTCAACCGCTGGCTGGTAAATAAATTGGCCAGCAATATCTTTGGCTAATCCAAGTTCAGGTTTTGCAGCTTCCAAGAAATCGGTAAATGACTTGGATTTGCGAACTGGTGCTGCCGCTGGCGCCGCTGCTGGTGCCGCTGCCGGTGCTGCTGGTGTAGATGGTGCAGCGCCTTGGTTCATTAGCCGGTCAAAAAGGTCGCCAGCTTGAATTGGCTGGTTTGTGGCCGGTGGCGCAACTGGTGATGCCGTTGGAACCGCTGCCGAAGCCGGAGCAGCCGCCGGTGCATTGCCCATCACCGTGAAAAACCTTTGGCGAATAGGCAGCGGATATGAATTGAATTTTTCAGGATTGGTCAAAACGTCACGGGGATTTAGGCCCATTTCGGTCATGCCAGCAATCCCGCGCTCAATCATGTCGGGCGTCAGGTTTTGATGTAAAAAAGGATCAGCTTCCTGACCCTTTGTCGGAGCCTCACCAATCAGGCGGTCGAAGATGCTCATTAGTAGTCACCCGTCGTAGATAAACGCAACAGTCGGTCACGTTTTGCCTTTAGTTCACGAATCTGATCCTTTGAAAGCCCTTCAACAACCTTTGCGGCAGCGGCATCTTGCGCCCTTACGTCTTTGATGTCGCGCTCAATGTTCATCAACTCAAACACGCGAGAATCAGCATTTGCAGACCACATTTGCTGGAATCGTTTGGTATTTTGATCTTGATATTTTGTAGCGTGTTTTTGCAATCCGGTGGCCATCATTTCAATGTTGGTCAAGTCGGCATTTGCTCGTTGAG